GTAGCCATATTAGTCTGGGTATAATTCCATTAAATTGTCTAACTCATCCTTTGTAATGGGTTCTTCTTTTCCCCCGCCATGAAACTGTTTGAACCCTTTTACTGCTTGATACATTTCTCTAGGAGAGAGATTCCAAAAATCCACTGGTCGCATGTTCATCATGCCTACGCATACACTCAAATATATTGACCATTCTATTCTTGAGTCTCCTGTAACTTTTTTGACGAATCACCTTCTTCTTCTTCAGAATCAGGGTCATTTAAAGTATCTGCTAAAAGTTGTGCAACTACTGTTGACGAGCTAATGATGCCTGCCTTAGCAAGTATTTGTTTAATCTTTTTATCATCAAAATCATTACCTCCGCCTCTCATTGCGTACCTAAGAACAGTTATCAAAGTACGCATTCGTATTTTAGCCTGCGATATATCTGTTGTTAATTCAAGAATCCCTTTATCAAGTTCATCTTCTATTTTTACCAGTGAATCAATGGTCAACCTACATTTATAAGTTTCCCCGCCTAACTCTATTTCAATCTCGCCCTTTAGTGGGTTTGTCATCTGACTTCTCCTTCGTTGTACTTGCTATTGCAAGTTTGATTTTAATTATGTCATCTCTTTCATCAACTGAACTAGATAACACCTTATAGGACTTACCATCTACTGTTACGTCAGATGGGTCTTTTCCTAACTGGTTGGCTACTTCAAGGACATCCCCATTAAGCATAGCAGGGATGTTGCCTTTAGCACCTTTAACTGTTACTTCTAGCCAAGCCATGATTAGACTGTAGCAAAGGTTATAGCACCTGCACTTTCAAAAGAACAACTGTAGGTTACTTCCCCATTGTATTCTCCAGAGTACTCAAGACTGGTCACTTGAAATGCACCAGTAAAAGTACCAAAGTCAGGAATTAAGAATTGATAATTATTTTGTGAATCATTTAAAGCGTTAGTTTTAATTGTTGCTTCACTAGCTGCATCTGTGAATACGCCACTGCCTGAAACACTAATTGATTGAACCCCTGCTGCTGCTAATAGAGTTCTTTTGTTAGAACTGTCTTTATTAGTTACGTCTACGGATTCGTTATTGACTGTAAGGCTTGTTGACCTTAACCCTGCTATTGTTGCGAAAGTTTCAGGAGCGCCTGCGTTTCCTGCTTTCATTAACATTGCACTACCTTTTTGAGCTGCCATATTTTTCTCCAATTACGAAGGTAGTATTTAATTACCTTCTAATTAATAATAAAGGCATCTGCCAACCTTGTTATTTCAGTGCTTAGTAGTTAATTAAGTACCTAATATAACTGCTCGGAATCGCATAACTCCGTGCCTTGTAACCCCATCGGGGTCTCTCATAATGTCGCTGTATTCAAATCTGCTGTTAATCACATTGAATCCACTAACACTTAGACTGTAATCATGCAATAAAGTATGAATCCTGTCCATTAAAGTTTTTGTTTCTTTACTGCCTTTGTATTGCGACCAGACATGAATGTTTACTGTGAACTCTCCACCTGCTAAATCTTTGGTGTCATAATCAATAACTGTTTCTTCGCCTAGAGTTATAAATGGGTAGGCGTTGCCTTCTTGCACTTCATCATAAATACCTGCTGTACTAGTCAGGGTAGAGTCTCCATTGAGCCTGCTGTAGATAGCCGTTTGTAATTCAAATTGCCCTAATGCCATTACATATTACTCCTTAAAGAACAGAAAGTGGCTTACGCCACCTCCTTTATTTTGTTATATTCTTCTTTGCTTATTTGAACTGCTGCTACTGGATATACAGATTTACTGTCATAAATTGCTTTAAAGTCAACAACTGTTCCATCTTCTTCTACATATTTAGTCCATTCACCACCCAACCATTTTTTAGGGGTTAAGTGTTTCAAAACACTAGCTTTTGATAGCTCTTTGCTGTTGAAAGAACAAACACCTGAACCTGATACTACCATTGCTACTGTGTAGTCATTTTTGCTTTGTCTTACATAGACACTACCATCAACTTCAGCCTTGTAAAATTTAATCTCTTTTTTCATTTTTTTCTCATTCAATTTATTTAACATACATGTAGTATAGTCTATTTTGGAATATAGTCAAGTACTTATTTAACATACCCACCTTCTTTAAATATTCTTTTTATCCTTGCTCTGTTCTTATTCAATGCAGGTTGCATAAAAGGTCTGGGTGACATACTGGAAGTTCCAAACTCTAAAGGCTTGGCATAAGGAGCGGATGCTATTATCTGACCTATGACTTCATTTCCTTCCGTTTTTACTCTACTGGTTATATTGTTAACAAGAAAACCTGTGTCAGTTGCAGGTGGTTGTCCTGCTGAAGAAGCGGTATGGCTTACTGCTCCTCTTGTGTAAGTTCTTCCTGAAGGACTGCCCGAAGCTATACTTTTTTTAGCATGACCTTCTACTATAAGAGTAGACCTAGCCACTAAACCTTTTAAATGTTCTTTTGGATTAATTACCATTTTTTTTTCAAGTTTGTCCAGAAAGGCTTTAAGGTTTTTAATTTCGCTTTTTTTTGCCATTAGATAGCCACCCCTAACTCACATTCAAGAACCATGAATCTATTTCTATTGTCCACGTTTTGTATGCTTACTATGTTGTAGTTGTCGCTGTCATATACTATGCGGTAATTAGTACCTATGTCACGCCTATAGCGTATGGTGACTGTATGAGTTGTTTTTTCTTGTACTTGACCTTGCCTGTAGCTTTCCGTTCCCCTAACAGGCTTTATGTCCGCCCATAAATTACTAAGAGTTGTCCATGCTTCGGTTAATCCACCGCCTGTATCTCTGGTGTTGGTTGGTTTTTGCAACTGAATTTCAAACCGCATCTTGCCTATGCTAGTCATTTTCTATCCTATAGACATCAAGGAACTTGAGCCTAATCCTTTGTGTACTACATAAGGTGCGTAAAGTTGTTTCATGAGAGAAGGCAGTCCGCTTTTTGCGTCATACATATCTCCTCTGTGTTCATACATATAGGCTATGTGTTGCAACATACCCAATCGTATTGGCTCTGGTACAGAAAAAGCCGTTGTGTAACCTGCCACATAAATAACTTCAATGGCATTAGCCACTCTTAAGGTAGCAGGAAAAGTCTCCCCTGTTCTAAGAACTATCCTTGCGGGTTGCCTAGAATTATCCACATAGTATTTGGTTGCAGCCATAGTGGTTGCGGTGTCGGAATCGTTGTAGGTTTTTAAAGAAGTAACACTAATAACAGGACTTCTAGGAAGCGTTATGTAGTTCTTGTAGTAATTAATATCAGGAGCAGTAGTCATGCCTTCTCGTAAAGGACTGTCGGTATCTACAGCAGTATCAATTTCCAATGTTAGGGTTTGTTGCATTATGGCAATACCCATGTGTGATTCTGCAAACTGTCGTGCTGCAAGAATTAAAGGTCTAACCACTCTTTCATCTGTGGCATCATCAACTCTTAGGTATTCTTTTACCTCTTGTAGACTTAGCGGTTCTGCGGTTGGTTCTGTGGTTACTGTTAATCCTGCCATTAGCTTAATACCCCTTGTAATATTCCTGAAGTAATAATTAAGCCATACAGTCCGAAGATAAGATACTCCATGCGTATAAACCTAGCAGAACCAGACTCAAGCCTGCTCTCTAAGTTTTCGTATCTAATCGCACAGATTTGTTCATGCAGTTCTAATGCACTAACTTTTTCCGTTACTATCTCCTTTGACATCTTTTATTACCTCTGCATCTTCTACTTCAGAATTTTCTTCTGGTTTATTGATTTCATTATCCATGATAAAAGTCTTTTTAGCGTTTATTAAAACGTCAGCTTCTTCTATCTGAATAATGAGACTGTTTTTTTGGTTTTGTAACTCCAATATTCTTTGGAATTGAATCTTTCCTATGTTTGAAAAATTGTTAGCATCAGCTTCTATTGCTTCTCCTTCTTCATTTACATAACCAAAAGTTGCTTTAGGGTTATCGTTTGATTTATCTGTGGTGTCTACCATGTCTTTCTCCTAAGTTAAAAAACCATCTTAGCATCTTATATATTATCCTTCTAGTGCTGTTATTCTAGCTTTTGCTGCTGTTAGCTCTGCACTTAATTCTTGAACTGCTTTCAATAATCTCATATTAATATCGCCATATTTTACTATTTTTACATCACCTTCAAAATCTCTTGATGTATCATCTGGGTCTGGGGCAAATTCTGTGTCGGTTGTTGCATCTGGTATTACACTTTCAACTTCTTGTGCTATCAATCCTGTTTGAGTTCCTGTTTTTCTAGTATCTTTCCATTCAAAGTTTCTTGGAGTAAGTGCATTTATTATAGCTAATTGCCCATCGGCTAAATCTGTAATATTTTTCTTTAACCTTACATCTGAAGTTACTGCGTCTGAACCATTAGCTAGATAAGCTACACCATCTGATTTTAATACTAAACAAGCGGCATCTTGTCCTGTTAAATAACAATTACCACCTGAATTATTATGCCATCCACCAGTTCTTGTACCTACTCTAGCTCCAAGAGTAGACCATGCCATCATTTGTACTTTTTGACCACCATTTTCAACAATGATTAAACAGTTTTCAGAAGTACTTGGAGAGCTTGCAACTTGGCTTGAGATATTTAAGTTCCCTACAGTATCGCCTTGAGCAGGTGTCTTAATCTGCACTCCCCCAGTTGGGGCTATCAATACATCCCCTTCGCTATCATCTAAAGTTATATAAACTCCTTGTGATGCAGTACCAAACTTCATATCTGCAGCTCCACTTCTAATGTAACCAGAAGTTATAAAAGTACCTCCTGCAATAGTACATTTGTTCTCTGCACAATTCATTTTCAGTCCATCATCTGTAATGACGTTGCCGTTTGCTAGATTTCTTATAAGTACATGACTCTCATTATTGACTTGACCAGAATCTGTGTTTGGAATTGTTACT